GCTGTTGCCACTCACTTCTGCATGGTCGCGTAAGCGACGAGCGGCAAACTGTCTTGTTGAACCTGCGGGAATATAGTATGATGGTTTGATTTGGTCGTTTCCTTTGGCTGTAAAATCCGGTGCAAAAACAACGCCTGTAAATCTTCTCTTTGGTGAACCTACCCCTCCGCTTGCGTCTGCTAACCCTGTAAATGATGCAATTGTTCCGTTGATAGAAATAAAATAACGACCATCGGGTGTAGGGTCTTGTTGCCATACCAAAGGTTCAATGTCTTCATTAGTTAGAATAGCACCAAGAGATTGACTTATTTCAGCAACAGTAAGACGATTGATAGTCATAGCATTATTGACAATAGCCATAGGTTCGCGCTCGGTGTAAGTGTAGCCCATTTTGGTAATGTGAAAATATAAAGCGCGGTCATGAGGTTCGTATGCCGTTTCGATAATGTTGTTTGATTGAAGACTATTGTTGCTGTCGGGGAAGTTGTTGGGGTTTTGATTGATGTGTTCGTATCCTTCTTGCTCCCAAAATGGTTCTGTTCGCGGGCTTGCAACTGTGGACTCAAAAGCATCCTTCACGGTCTGTGACGGTTGTGTTGGGTTTTGCAATCCTCCACCACCAAGTGTTTCGTTTTGATATGCTTGGAGTCTATCGAATCCAGCACGAACAAGAATGTTGCCCGGTATCTCATCATGGTCGGGGAGTTGTATTTTCATGTTTGGTGCGATACCCGAACCTGCTAAAGCAGGTGCAAGACCTTCACTTTCTCGGTCGTGTATTAACTCATAATCGCGAATAACAACACCGAGCGGTGAACCCCCGGCGATGATGTGTTCTTGACCTGTATCATCAACGACAACCATCTCTTTGAATTGCATCTCTTCGTTGGGTATTGTTAGCGCGTTTCTTACTTCGTAAGGGTATTGTTCGGCTAATGCTGGATGCGCTAACTCTTGTGCTTGTATAATTGGATACATAGCGGCGTTGGTTGATTCAAACGAAAAGCGAACATTGCCGTATATTGTTTCTCCGAACTTAACATACGCGCTACCAACTTTGTGAACAGCCCACGGTATGCTACCAAGCCCACGCGCATTTTGAGCAGGGAGTGTGAGATTGCCTCCACCCATTCTTTTCCAAACTACATGTTCTGTGAAAAAGTTGCGTGCCGCGTTTCTCGATTTCCAATGATTGTATATTCCACGGCGGTGACCTTCGTAATTATCATACCCAATATTGTCAACAGTGTGTGCTTCACTATCAAAAATTGGGTCATTAGCATACAAGTCTTTGTTTTTATTTTCGGTTTTATCATAAAACAAATCACCAGTTGGGAATAAACATGTTTCCATTTGTGTTAACGCTGACGGGTTTGTTGCCGCGTGTGTCCAAAGACGACTGTTCGCGTCATCGTTTGTTGGCATTGTTATAGTGGTATCATAGATTGCTTCGACATGAGGACCAGCGTTTGATTCAGCATTGTATCGGTCGTTGTTGAATCTCTCGTTGTGATACGCTGTCACTGTCCCTCCTTGACCACCTGTTGACCATTTTAATTGCAACATGTCACCGCAAGTTTGTTGACCATTACGCGAAGCCTTTGCTATAATAGGCAAGTCACCTTCGTATGATACGACAATGAAGTGGCGTTGATGAAGACCTATTGCGTCGTGATTATCTGTTTTTGGTTCCCACACACCTTGAACATGTTCTTCATCACCTTCTCCTGTTGCTGGGCGTAAAACCCACTTGATAGAACTTGATTGATGACAAGAGGTTGCCGCACCGTATGGTGTAAAACCCATCATAGGATGCCAAGCACCAAGACCAGCGGCTACCTTTGCTGTGCCGTCTGTGATGGTAAGACTGTTAAAGTATGAATATCTTTCACCATGCCAACCAACAGCACCAACCGCGCGCGTTCTGTCTATTGCGTCGGTGACACCGCTAAAATGAACTTGAGTTGTTGCGTAGTGGTCGAAAGGACTGTTCGACGCATCAGCCGATGCTGTTGCGCTTGTTGAGCGTGTGCCGTCTGTCGCATTTTGAAAACCATTATCCCATCGCAAATTACCAGTTTTACTCCACACAAACACCTTCAATGCACCAGCATCAGTATCAACACTGGTCACATTACCTGTTCCGCCAATCGCAGGTTCTTCTAAATGCGCGAAATTGCTTCTTTGATTAACACCAAGAATGAATGTTCCGTTCGTTTTATCGTAGTGTGAGTAATAACCATAATACGATTTAGTGCCATTAGATAGTCTTATCCATCCATATTCCGGTAAATTTTTCGGTAAAGCACCACCTGTGACACTTACTGTTCCTACGACTGAACCACCCGCATTAGCAACATAGGTCCCCATATCACCAACATCAATCCAACTGTATCTATCTTGTCGTTGAGCATCTTGGAACGATGGTAAGAAAGAACCACCGAGAGCCTTGAGATTAGCGCGACCGGGAAAAGTGTTGATTGCCGCCGCAACAACAGCACCCAACTCTTCGCTGTTTTGACAACGCGTTGCGTCAATTAAAAACACATCATCGGGAACAGCCGCGTTAATGTCGTGGTCATAATCGGTTAACACTTGTGAACCAACTCGGAACATTGTCGCGTTTAAACCAATTCTGTCAATATATTGGACAGCCGCGTTTGCTGAATTGACAAGTGTTGCTGTGACAGGGTGTGGTGCATTTTTTCGCACGCTATTGTCAAACCAAGAACCACCAGCAGTGTATCCACCATCGAGATGATATATCATTTGACTTAATTCCCAATGACTGTTTGCGAATCTTGTAGCACCCCGATAATGCGAGAATGGATGAGCGTATTCGTTGGCCGCGCTTTGTGCGCCGGAATTAAAACTAACAAAATGATTGCTAACATAGCGTGCTTCTGTTGAAAAAGTTTGATTAAACGCGCTGTTTGGTGAACCATACGACGGCTCCCAATGTCGGAAGGTTGTGTAAGGAAATGCATTGTTCGCGCTATATGCGTCTGTTGGTGGTAAAAATTGATTTGCCGCACCATTAAGAGTTCCGTTGCTTAATTCGTTTGGTAGGAAATATCCCGATGGCACACCTGCATTGAATGTTGTTCCAACTGCGCCGTCAAGCGCGGTATATATTTTGTTTGCAACTGTCCACTTAGCAGAAGGTTCAACTGATGTTGTTAAAGTAGCACCTTCACCGCTCCAATGCTTAGGAACCGCTTGACCCGGACCAAAGACCATGTAAGCAACGCTGTTAACAGAATCGTCATATCGCGCGTATGGGTGAGCAAATCTCAATACAACAGGTGTTGGTTGAGCGATTTTGACATTGGTGTAAGTTGTGTTAGGAATAGTGTGAGTGTTGGTATTACCATCAATGTCGGGGTTGAGTATAGCGTCTTGGTTAGCGAACGGTGGTGATGGTTCACCGCGGTGTTGGTTTGCAAGAACAGCGGCGGGGAACATAGCAAACAACGCTGTTGTGTCAAGAAGCGCGTATGCACCCATCTTTTCACCGATGTCTTGCATACCTGCACTACCCGTTGGTCCTTTAGCGTATGGGTGTTTATTATGCGTTGAATAGTCAACTCTTGACCCATCATTGATGTCCATTACAACTCCACTAAAACCACCACCAAAGTAAAGCGGAACATGACTGTCAATGCTGTCTTGCGCGCCTCGGAAATACAACAAAGGATTACCTCTTCGATTAGCGCGAAGACGCAATCCTTGTATGTCGTTTTCAAATTTGAATGGTTGCATAATGAGGTCAACTGCTAAAGTATCTTTGAAGTCACCTACCGAGTCATCATGTTTCCACCCGATGAGATGATTAGCAACATTAGTTGGATTATCAATAGAACTAAAAGCCGCGCAGTGTAAATATGTATCCTTATCAATATCCATTCGTCTAAATGGTGACCATGAGCCATCAATCGCACCGCTAAATTCAGTCGATGAATCAAAATTGAGATTTGTTCCACCGCTAACATGTTGTAGTTGCCAAGCGTATTGACGACCAAGCACAGCAAAATGCGCAGGGTCGCGCAGTTCTATTTGATAAGTTGTGCGAGCAGTTCCACCGGGCAATGTTAATGAACCCGATTGCGCGTTAATTTCGTATGTTGATGCACCAAGAGATGGTGTGATATGGTCACCTTCATATCGTGTGTGTTTTTCGCCACGCAAATGTTTTTTCCAATCATCAACCGGAACAGAATTGTTTGTTTGGTCGATGAGTATTGGTGTAGCAGTGTTCGCGTTGCTTCCTTTATATCGAGTGGTTATCTGCAACAAAGTGTATGGTAGGTAGCCCGTATCATTCATTCTTTCTCTTTTTCGATGATTCACTTGCGCACCACCGAGTTGACCACCAGCAGAACCAGTGATAACCTGCGAATCTATTGTGCTTGCTTGAAGTCCCCAATCACGCGAAAGCGATACAGAAAACATATTCTTGAGTGGTATGACTTCTTTATCGCGATTAAATTTGGTTATTTTAACAGCAGTCTGCGCATTGTTCCCCATGATTTCTCCGTAAGTGCGACCGTCCGGTGCGCGCAAATGTGAACAATCAAAGTATTGGTCATCTTCATTAGGGTCAACGGTGAAAGCATAAGCAGTAGCCGCGGCTATCAATTCGTCAGTCACTATGGTTGTTTGATTTAAGTGTGGACTGATGATGACAGGAGTTTTGTTTTGAGAAATGCTTGTTGGTCCACACTTTGCGGCTGTGTCAAACCACACATCATTCATATTACCACTCGTCATCAATTCTCCATTGATACCGAAGAAATGATGTGGACCACCACGACCATTATGAGTGCGCGAAGTGTATGAAAAAACAGCACCGATTTCACCATATAATGATGCACTGGCGGGTATAGCCATCCAAATTAACCCACTATCGGGAAAACCCATCCATCCAAGAACATCGTCAGTATTAGGAAGATGATGCCAAATTCCACCACCGTGATAACCAGCCGCGCCACCGCCTTGTGTCAAACTGAAAGTGTTATCAGCCATTGTGGGGTCAACTGCAACGGCGTATCCAGCGTTAGGTGTATGAACCCCTCTCCATTTATTACCTCGCCAACTGCGAGATTCCTGTCCAACTGCTCCTGTTTCGTAAAAGAAAGGCGTTCCGTTTCCTCCATTACCCCACATGTTTGCACCAATCGTAAAACCACCTTGCGCAATATCACGGTCATCAAAGTAAATCAGCGTTTCTTCATCAATGGTTGGTGGCATAACGGAGTTTTTATGCGAAAAAGTTTGACCTTCTGTTCGATAAATATAGCGAAGAATGTGCGCTTTTCCTCGATGGTCAACCATTTTCAATCCATACAAAGATTGAGTTCCTACTACACCGTCACCTGTTTGTGCGGTTGGTGCATATTTAGGATACACATTGTAATTTACATCTGTGGTAAGTAAATGATTACCATATATCGAAGACATAAATCGACCTGTATCTTTTCCATCTTCTCCGAATCCCCATATACCTGCGTCCGGGGCGAAACCGGGAATGCCAGCGGCTACAATACCACCAAAATTTATTCGTGCTTTAGCGCGACTACCTGTTTGTAATCCTTCGCGCACAGTGAACTTTTGACCACTGTTCTCAAAAGACTCCATATTACCTGTGTTTGAAGCGCGTCCAGTTGTTGCTCCGGTGTTAGGACTTTCTTCTCCCTCCATCGTCGTGTTGTAATTTTTATCAAACCCAAGATGTTGATTTGTAAAGAACTCATCCGAGGCTTCATCTAAAGCAACATACTCTCTTAATGTTGTAATTGGTGCAAATGGCTTACCGTTTTTGTCAATTGGCATTGGCGCAGGGTGCATGTTTTCTCCGGCCATTTCCGGCGGCGCGCAGTAAAAATTACGGAAACGACCACCGTGACCGATAAGGAATTGCGGTTTGTATTCGGCTTGTGATTTGCTGTTGTCAAGCCAAACGCAGAAATTACGACCTGTTGCACCCGGAACTGTGCTATGTATGACGATACTGTATCCTTCGTTTCCGTTAGCGTCTTCAACTACGCGACCTAAATGTGCGCGAAGATAACCCATGTGTGAACCACGGTCAAATGATGTGAACGCGTTATCCATCCAAAACGGTGCAGGGTCGTGAGTTGAACCAGTCACAGCAAAGTCAGCGTGTTGATGAACCGCGGTAGCGTCTGTTGGTTCTTCTGTATCTGTGCCACCTGTCGAAATACTACGACGATTGATGTCGAACCTTTCTCCTTCTCCGGCGTATTGGTCGGATGGTCGTCGTTGACTGCTACGACCATTGAATGCACCACCTTGATTGATAAGACGAACAACTTCTTTTGCGGCGGCTTCAATATCAGTCACACCTTCTTTGATTCCTATTTCACCCATATCTATCGTCAAGCGACGAATAAAGTCCATTTCACTCCAATGCGGTAAGTGTTGCAATCTATTTTCGTAATGAGATGAAAGATTGTTAGCATTTGCGCGCTTACCTTTCAAACAAAGGAATGCCGATATGACGCGAGTTCCTTCGGGTGTGTCAAAAAATGTTGCTGTAAATTGAGGTGCTGTTAGGCTATTTTGTTGAACATCATTGGATTCATTGTAAGGTATAGTTTCAGCGTGGCGCAAAGCGGCTATGTCCATATCAACCGTTGATTGAGATACGCGACCTTGACCATACTGTGTTGTTTCATGACCGAATTTGACATAATGTGGAGTGTTTCGTTCTTTGCGATTGTAATGTTGCAATGCCGCACTACCAGTAGTGACCATAAACGACTGGTCCATCAAATACCAAGCGCGATGCGCGTATGCACCTTCAACAAACTGTGACTTACCATGACCATCTTCATAAGTGTATGATACGCTATTGAGTGTTTGAGAATTATATTTAGTGATAAGTTGCTTATCTTTGTTTTGTGTTCTAAAACCAGCCGCTACATCAAGCCCGTTGATTGTTGGAGTGGTTGGGTTTGTTTGCACTTGCATGTGTAGGTCATGAAACGCGATGAACTCACGGTCATGTGCTACATCATAGAGTAAGACTCGCGCGTGTTGTTCTGTGCTAAGATAAGGGTCGAGGTATGCAACGATAGGTGGCGCACTGTAATCGGCTTGTGTTGGGTCTGTTTCGTGACCAAGTTCAATCCAGTTAAGTTCGATGGTCTTGTTCACATGTTGAACAAAGTTGCGAGCAGTTTCAAGACAGGTATCACCTATGAGAAAGTTCTCGATTGGTAATGTATCTCGCGCTTCTGTTCCTAACTCACCCTTACCACCGTTGAAGCCTCGCCATACTTCGTATTCGTTTAACACACCGCGCGATTTTGCGAACATTCCTTCTATGGCGTGAGGGTTGGTGTAGTGCATATTCATCCAAACAGTATCACCATAGCGCAGTCCACCGGGGCAATACGGATTATTCCATGTTGCGTTCGCAATACCGTCTTCAATCTTCAAAGGCATAGTTGTCGGGGCAACAGAATAAACACCAAGCAGTGTGAGTTTATCTCCTTGCGAAAGAGCGGGTGCTGTTGAGTCAAGTATTGGGTGTGCTTCAACAGTAATCAAATTTGCATTAGTTGAAGAATTGTAATTGATTCTGTATTTTCTTCCTGTGACTTCATTGATGCCCGCGAAATGATAATTTGTTGATAACTTACCTTTTGGTAAATCACCCTCAAAAGTAAATTCCTGTGGACTTGATAACGGCGTATAGAGTATCAAATCCAGCACCGCGTTTTTACTTTTAATGCGCGGTAAATGAGGGTTTGATGTTGGACCAGCCTTGAACTCGACTGCGCTAACATATTGACGCAATCCATAGTCAAGATTACCACCCTGCGTCATTACGCTACCGCGGTCATAGTAAAACGGACGACGATATTCTTGAGCGGATGAACCATAACCAACATCACCAGCAAGTGGAAAATTAGAGTTGTCGGGTAATTCACCAACTATAACTTGTGAACCAACACGAACAGTTGAAAAGAAATTTTCACTCGAATGAGAAGCCAAATTGCTTAGAGTAAGTTGGCATACCCCAACTCCGGTTTTTTCATAATAAGCCCATTCACCATTACCTAATACAATTCTTCGCGTTCTTTGTGTGCTAACACCTAATACATCACCGAAAGAGTCAAATTTTGAATCGGGTATAACATTTGTATTAAGATTCATTGTGTTGGTCGAAGCGTTTCTTGTGATTTCAGTGACAATGCTTCGGATAGGTAAATTGTTGCTTTTCGCATATTGATAATAACCGAATGCTTCGTAGTCTGTTGCGGGGAAGTTTGGTGCGCGACGACCAACAGGCGAAGGGTTCCATGCTTGTGCAGTCATTGTTGCATCAAGATGCAACTTCATGCTGTTATCCGGTCCGGGGAAAAGACCAGCATCGCGGTCTTCAAAGAACTGTTGAGGGAAGAGTGGTATTTCAGCAAGCGCGCGTGTGCTTGCATACTGTGTTCCGAGTTGGTAATCATGTTTTACAGAACCAATCGACTGAAACAACCTGTCATTTATTGTAGTTCCATCACCGCAAATAGATAACGAATCGAAAAGTGGGTCAAGTAGTATTTTTATTCCCGCGGTTATAGAGTTTTCAATTGCCCATTGCGCGAATGAAGTAGTATCTCTCCCGTTGGCTAAGACATACTTACTTGTTCCAAGATGTGTTGCTCCACCTGCGAATGTAAATCCGCTACCACTTTTTGATGCATATTCAGCGTATGCGCCGTTTTCTAAATAGATACGGCCTGTTGCCGGAAAACAATATGTCCCCCAACTGTCAAGATAAGTGCCATTATTATTCAAAGGAACAACAGTGAGAGTGGTGCTTGTGAATGATTGCACCATTGTTGTGCAATCATGTCGCGTATTCCATCCAATTCGCGATAAAGCGGCTGGGTCCCAAGTTGGTTTTGTGTTGATTGCACCTTGACCTGCGCCACCAAGAGTGACTGATACGACAGGCGCACCCGGTTGTATCTCTTTAACAATGTGAGAATCGCGACTACCATCACCGGAGTATGATACAGTTTGGTCTGCGACATCACTCATCAACCCTTGACCCTCCATGACAAGAAAACGACCCATTCCCGAATCATTAACTTCCATAGAAGTGACGCGCACATTAGATTGAACATATTCAATAGTGAAATAAGTTGAATCGTTAGCATCTATTGATACAGGTGTGACTCTTGACAATTGCATTGTGCGTTCGCGTTTAGATGGTTGAACGATAAAAATGTATGAATCTCCTTTTTTATCATTGTCAATAATGTCAAACATCTCAAACGCGCCACCTTTCTGTGATGCGAATTGAACAGATTCTTGATAGTGAGTTGGGGCTTCTCCAACAGGTGGGTCGCTTTGACTTCTTTGATTGGGTTGAATATGTATTTTGTGATATACCGATGGGTGAAGTTTTGTGCCAACACCTTGAGGTGGCGCGCGTGCTTCATCACCTGCGCTAAGAGGTGTGTGATTTGAAGGTATGAGGCTTTCATCTAATTCTTCGTCGTATTCAATACCACCTGTGTTATCACCAACAAGGTGATGAGGTTTCATCGCTACTTGCGCACTTCCAACATCTTTCGATGAGGCAATCACAACACCGCCCGGTGAGTGTATTGTCGCGCCAGCACCAACGGCATCAGCAATATGTTCGGCTACGCGCTTTGAATTAAGAAAGCAACCACCATCGGGAACGGTTTTGGTGATGAGCAATGCAGGGTTGCTTAAACCCATTTTACCACCTGTAAGGTCAACTGCGTTGTAATGAATCTCAACATAACCAGCGGTCAATCCCGACACTTCAAGAATAGCAACGCGTGATTCTGTTTCGGGTGTAAGATGTTTTGTGTATTGAGAATCAGTGGTTGATGATACACCAATACCTCCACCTTTCAACAAGAATGGTTCGATGTCATCAACTGATATTGCGATTACACCGTTGCGGTTATTTTCTATTCCATGCATACCGTTGAGAACAACACCGTTAGTTGTCGCACTTGTTTTTACATCAACAATACGAGCGTTGAACGCTGTATGCGTGACAGCAACTTTGCTGTTAATTGGTAAAGAATCTTTGAGTCCAAGATAACTCCCAGCAAATGTGATTAGCGCGTCATCTGCTATTCCATCAATCGTTCTTGTTAATTCTTGTTCGTGGATTGGAGGTAATAAACGCAGGTAAGGGTGTCCTTCTAATTGAGTAAAATGATGACGACCTGTGTGTCCTGTTTTGAAACGCTCCGCAATACTCCAAGAAGAAGGTGCAAAGTTATTCGTATTGACAGCAAGTGAGCGCGAATACAAGAAGCCGTGAAACTCATTGGCACTCTCATCAATAACCATCGCTCCTGTTCTGTCAATCGCTTGACTACCTGTTCCAACTCTTTGATACGGCTTCCCGCTTTCTCCGTCGATGAGTATGTCCGAACGAACAAGAACCATTGTTGAATCATTTGCAAAATTGTTGCTTGTGTCAAATGCTGTTCGTGCGTGTAATACACCGCGCGAACCTGTATCAAGTGATACACCGAAGTCGAGGTGGATGCTGTCAACTGTGATAGTTCCGTTGGTGTTGATTGCTTTGAGTCGAACTCTTTCCGGCGGAGAACCGTTAGGGATACCTGTGAGAATATCTGTCGCTGTTGGGTTTATGAGAAGATTGAACGGCGTATGGGCTACGCTGATAACTTGCGCACCACCGCTATGTGCCGCATTAGCAACTCGGTAATTACCAAGACTATCAAGTGTGTAGTTTGTTGCCAGTGTGTCGCTTTTACCACTCACCAGTTCGTAAAGCGATTGACATTGAGTTGCCCCAATAGTGATTGATGTTGCACCTGCCGCTACATTAGATGTGATTTTAAACACAGTGCTGTCAACATCAACAGGCTCTTCAAATCTCCAAAGACCAAGAGTGCTTGTTGATAGCATAAACGGCTTTGCGCGCGATTCCATAGTTGACACATCCGCTTTCCAATGGAGTGACTCTATGTATCCGCGATACTCACCACCTTTACCACCAATGAATAAGTCTTGGTCATTGATATTGCATGAGTATTTTTTGTTCATTTTATGCGAAGCCATCAATTCTCCGTTGACATAAAGTTTGACCTGCTCTCCGTTGAACTCGCCGGAGATGTGATACAGTTCGCGCTGTCCTGTGTTGTAGCCAACATTGTTGCTGATGAATGATGCCGCCGCTGTTGGATAACTATTTGCGCTTGATGCTATCGCGGTCACACCGTTAGAGAACTCAACTTTGAATGAAGCGGCATCCGGTCCATTGATGTCCCCCATACGAAGTTCAAACAAACCTGCTTTACTGGCGATAACTCCACCGCAGTCCGGTGATACCCATGCTTCTACTGTGAAATTATTCAACGATTGATTGTTGGGGTTAGCGAAACGATGTCCGTCATCGTCTTGTAGTATAGGTGCTGATGAGCGCGCTTCAACACCATTAAGAACGCGTTTGATGCCAGTTTTGGTAAAATCACCTTGAGGGCAAACAACGCTATCACTTACACCATTAAAGAATAGCGCGTGACTCGATAAACCAATAACCGCCACACTTAACTCCCCACAATAAAATCGACAGGCATGAAGGTTAATGAGCCTTCATACACATTTTCACCAGCAATGAAACTGAATGACATTGCTACAACTGTCCCAGCGATACCTGTGAATTTGTTGGTAGGGTCAAAAAGAACACCAACATCAAGTGTGTTTGCTTTTGAGTCTTGTTGGTCTGCATCCGACCTACCTGTCACCATAATTAAATTGCGTTCGATGTAATCATCGTTTGCTGATGTGCTTTGGACAAGTGAGTTGTAAGGGAGTTGCATTCCAATAATGTAGTCAGCGGTTTGCTTATCCGATAAAGAGATGTCCGATTCAATCAAAGAATTGGTGTCATCGGGGTCTGCGCGACCACCAAGAGCAGAACCCGATGTTCCGAGTAGGCTGGCATTGCCTACATACGCGATAAGGTCTTGGAGTTTATCTCCCGCGCTTTTGCATGACTTATCTGTTCCACCTGCAAACTCGTCAAAAAGAGGCATGAAAGCGGAAAAACCTTTCTTGAATATAGGTGTTCTATTGTTGCCACCTGCCCCTTTTTCGGTTTGAGTAAATGTTAGTTTCGCGTTATTTGTTTTCAAACCGTTGGATACGGTAATAGTGAACGCGCTACTGAAAGATGTGCCGCCACCAGTTGTTAATTGCTGTGTGAAATTAGCCGCTTCGCACGCAGTCTTGACCGCGGAGGCTAATGCATTATCCGTGGTGATACCTTGAATACCAACAAGCACTTGTGATGGTGTATTTGATGCGCTATGCGATGCCGAGTTCTTGTTGAATTTGATGCGGACAGGGGGACGAACTGTATTCTCTCCTGTGTAAGTTGATTCAATTTCAAAGAATAAATCATGTAAATCGTTAACAGAAACATTCGGGCTACCACCCGACATGTATGCTTGGTGCGTGCCACCATCACTGTTTGCTAACGCGCTAAAATCAATAGATGCTTTAGCCGCTGTTTTATCAAATGAGTTTGCCGCACAATCATCATCCGCGAGAATAACATTCAGTTTGAAGTCTGCTGTGACCATATTCAAGTCAATAGCGTATCGCTCACCAAGAACCGGCACAGGCAAAACAGGAACGCTTCGCGTCATGTTGAGGCTGTAATCGGTCACATCAACGACTAACACTGCCCCATCGTTGCGAATCAATCGAACCTTCGTCATACACCCGACCTCCTGTTTCCGTGAGAGCGACCGCCGCGAGTCATTTCAGCGCGTATCAAATCACCAATTTCTTTCGCTAATGCGCGCTTATCGGTCCTGTCTGTGACACCACCAACATTGATGTTGACTGTGACACCACCACCACCTATACCAATACCGTTAGGGTTATTCTTGCGGTTAAGTGGGATAACAGCCTCCGGTCCATCCTCACCAATCATAGCAAGCGTTGGGTCATTTACAACACCACCCTTTGCTAACTTTGGAATAGTGGGTAGTTTGAAATTCTTACCACCGACAACCGGAACCCACTTAGGTATTTTGAATTTCATTTTCTTCGCAAAACCGTTGTAAATGCCTGTGACACCATTAAAGATGCTCTTGAACCCGTCAACAAACCCTTTCTTGATTGTGCTGGGTATGCTGATGAACCATTTGATGAGTGAGCCTCCACCTTTGATAACATCAGTATAGAATGATTTACCAACTTGGAATATAGCATTTATTACACCAGTAATAGCACCGACAACAAGACCAACAGCACCTGTTATCAAACCGATGATAGTGCCAACTAAGAGAGTAAGACCGGAGATGAAACCATAGAAAATTAAACCGCCGACACCAATCAACCAATCTAAAGCGTCACCCAAGAATGTTTTTATCTCGTCCCAATAACGAATAATACTTGCAACTAAAAGAGCAACAAAAGCGATGATAGCCGCGGGGATTATAGCGACACCTGCTATAAATAATCCAACAAATACGAGCAACGCGCTAATAATACCAAGAAGAACACCCTTGATACCTTCACCAGCACCCATCGCAAACGCCACAAGACCGGCAATACCAGCAATGACCATACCAATACCTGCTACCACTGCACCTACTGTGCCTTTTACCGCGATAAGACTTCCCGCTTTCAACGCGGCAAAAACAGTTTTCAACATCATAACTGAACCAATCAAAGTCATAAAAATACCAATAGCAACGCCGATAGATGCATACAAATTACCAAACTCATTGTAAAACATACGACCTGCTCCGGCGGCTAAAATCAAGAACCCTACTACCACACCCACTGTGCCACCAAGCGCAAGCGCGGCGACTGATGCACCAAGCATTGATGCGGCTAACACATCAAATGCCGCCGCCGCACCACCTTCATCACCTTCTCCCGATATGACAAGCACCAACCCTTGCATCGCGTCATGGAGTGGTCCTAAGTCTTCGGTCAATTTGAGAATAGGGCTATTCGCCCCATCAAACGCTATTGACAAAGCGGCTAAAGCAAAACCAACAATAAGGAAAATACTGACCAGCGAGAACGCTGTTGTCATCAAACGCGTGAATCTGTTGTTTGCAATCTTCAACATCTTGTTGCTCATTTTCTGCGCTACACCATGTGCGATAGTGCCAGCGACTAATTTCTGCATCACTGTCATACCTTCGCGATGTTTCTTTTTTTGTTCCGCGCTCATAGTCACATTTTGTCCTGTGATTTTAGTGACATTACCAATCGCTTTCGCGTATCCACCAAGTGTTTGAACCATACCAACAATAGGAGATTTCTTGATAGCAGTTGCAATCTTCGATTGTTGTTTTTCAAAGATACCCATTTTCTTTGATGCGTTAAGATTGAAGACACCGAATTGTTCAAGCGCGACTGTCAAGTCTTCGACTTGTTTTGCCACTGCGTCTAAATCATCTGCCACATTCTCACCTCATTGACTAAATGGCATCGCGCCGTGGGTTGACCCTACGCGTGTCTTGTTCTTAGCACCCGCGGTCGCATCTTCTATTTGTTCCGCTTTTATTTTTTCAGCGGCATTAGCCCAAATGAAAGACTGCTCGAATGCTTCTATACTCATGTCCCACACTTCTTGCATACTGATTCCATAATGTTTCGCGACAAAATACGAGGCCGCATTGAAGCCGTAATCCAAATCGGGCGACGGGTTGCGGAGGTATTGATACGCGTCCTCTATTCTGTCGCCCCATCCGCTAAAGGGCCACTCATCAAGTCCTGTGGTTGCGGTAATAGTGCGGTTATTTGATTAGCGATAAATGGTCTTAGTGACAACATTTGCGGTATAGACAGACGAGGTTCGGTCTTTTCAATTGCTTCTGCGAACATGTATTTCCAATATGCCGCGAGGTCAATATCCACTCCACCAGCGGTGGTGATGGTGACAAAAGTTTTGATTGCTTCTTGCAACTGCATGAAAGATAATTCTTTCACCCATACTTTTACGACCACATCGGGGTCGCTTTCATCGGCTTGTATTTCGTGTTCAACTGCTTGGCTGTTCACCAAGAGGCTCATCGGGTCTGCTATTTTCGGCATTGTTCTCACTTACTCCATCATCGCTTGTCGCGGCTTCTTGCGAAGGAACGACTTCATCCACTTCAACTGCCTCTTCCGAGGGGGTATCCGCTTCAATTAGGCGAGCAACGAGTTCCGCCTTTTTACCTTTAACATCAAGACCGCGCGCTCTTAAGAGTGCTTTCAGTTCTTCAACGGTTAAGGATTCGTAATCAGTTGGACCTTCTTCTCCAACAGGTGTGGTTTCAACAACTTCTTCTTGTTGTTCTTCGGGAAATGGATTACCGTCTGTTTTTGCGGCTTCGGGGTTGAACACTTCTTCAACGGGTTCAGCGATGAAAGTGTCTTTCTCAACAGCACGAATGTGAAGCGGTCGTTCACCACCAATATGCATGTCGCGCTTCATCAAGCGCACCCCATCTTTTCACAAGTTGAGCCTTTTTCTTTGCATTCAGCGCAGGTCTTACAACCTCGACAACCTTTACAGTCATCTTCTTTGCACATATTTTTTTTCAGTAGCATTCCCCAACTTTCTCTAAACGGATTCATCTTGTTCACCTCACATGTGTAAGAATGCGTCGTGTGAAATTACGCGAACATGCTTCGGCATAATCTTCAACTCACTCTTGATAACACCCTTATCTTCGGGTATAGGAAGCGGTGCTTCCGTGATAATGTAGTCGTCAATGACAATGATAACCTCTTCGCGGTTAGCACCGGAACCAGCCTTTGTCAGTGTGAGTGTGATTGGTTCAGTGAACGCGTGTGTTCTGTTGGTTCGGAACTCATGCCAAATCAACGGGTCGGATGCAATGACGCTCATACTCAACTCGTATTCCATAGCCTTCTCAATCATGAGGTTAGCATTGCGTGAGCCACCGAATGGTATTTGCTCAAGAGAATCACCAGCAGTGTTGCGAGATTCTGCTTGACTGTTGCCACGAATAGTGTAAATTGCTTCTGCGTTGTTATTACCACTTAGTGAAAAGTTGGTGACTTGCGCGATGTTGATTCCGAATGAACTGATTTGACCATTGTAAAAGAAGAATGGTTTCTCGGTGTTTGGTGCGATACCGGCCTTCTTACGGTTAATGACGCTGTTAGCAGTGTTCTCAAACATGCGGTGTGCGGTGTATCTATCACCTTTGTTGCTGTTCTCAAGACGGCCTGTGTCGGTATAACAGTAAAGCGCATCAAAATTGATTGATAGTTTGACTTCTGCATCTGCGTCTGCCGCGATAGAGAAGTCTTTCACTTTGCATCCTTTCCAAACGCGCGTAAGTTGCTTGTTGTCGTTTGCTGAACCGGGCGCACCTATACCTTCTGCGCTGGCGTTGAATGAGCCACTATTGGTTGTTCGGATACTGGACTCAATCGCAAAAGACGGGAGCGTAGGACCGGAGAACAGAAGTCGTGATTGGCGGTTGGTGATTGTTCCGAAGTTGGCGGCGGTAGTGACGAAATCCGGTGAACCGTTGCTTGAGCCTGTATCGTATTTCAAAGCCCTCAATGAATATACACTCGCAAGGTGATTAAAGTGAAATGGTTCTTCAACATGGATTCGTCGCGTAGTTGTATCAATGTAAAGCACTTGACGGATTTCGTTTCGCTCGGTATTCTCCATATCTATACCAACACCGTCAGCACCCCATTCTTTTGATGCGGCGGCAGGTGTGTCTTTAGGAAAATCTGTTGCTGTGCTATCTTGAACAATAACATAGTCACCAGCGGCGAGGTTGGATAGTGTGCCTGTGTAGCCAATGTAAGAGTCACCATTTGAAATGTCAAGTTTTCCGTGTCCACTTGGGTCGGTCATGAGTGCGGCGGGAATATCAATGACTTCGCGACCAAGCGCGTAATACAACCAGCGCGCGCTGTTCATCATTGATTCAAGAGAACCACCTTCGTTAGAGAAGCGTTGAGGTTCTTGAATGACAACATCACGGCCTACACCTACAATGTGTGAACGGCGCACTTCGACTTTTGTTTCCGGTAGCGCGACAGTTGCGGCAAGTCCGATGAATTGGTCAGTAAGAACTGATTCATCCGAAGAAGAAGCGGATGCGTGAAATGTCATACCTGTGTCAATTGTTGGTGTTCCTACGGTATCAATGAGTAGTTCATCACCGGATACCGATGTAGTGCTTACCTCTTTCATTGGTGGGGAAACTGTGATTGTATCACCACTGTTTGCAACAATTGTATAAACATGGCCTTTGGTAGCGTTATCATCAAGGGTGAAGTTGCCACCACCAATGACGCGAAGTTGTGAACCAACAAGCATCCCAACAGGGTAGCGAAGTTTAGATGAGCCGTCAAAGAAACCTTCGCTTGCGCCTGTGAAAGTGATTAAAGTGCCAGCGGCATTTGTCGCGAAACGAAGACCACCGAAGCCGTCATACGCTAACGCTATTCCACACTCTTTGCCGAATGTCACTTCGGATAAGTCGCCTTTATACACTGTTGATGCCATATTATCTGCTCCGCCTTGTCCTACGCGATGAGTTCCGAGAATATCACTATTTCGACTTGGAAGGTCATGCGATGTAGCCTCTTCGTTCTATCCGAAAGGTCAGTTCTCATCTTATAGAGTAATCGGTCAAAATTAGCACCGTCACCCTTTCTTTTGCTGTGAATAATGCGCCGAACTTCATCTTCAATTTTCATGAGATGTTTTCTGCCACTCATTGTTCGCGCATCAACGGTGACATTGATTCGCGTGTGGACAAAATCATAGAATACTTCCGGCTGTTCTTCGTTGTGGACAGTTTCATACAGCAGTATAGCGTCTTTGTTAGTGAGGTCAAGACGCTTTCCGCGACCAGCCTCAACCGTAGTGATGTCTTCAATGATAGGTGTTCGCTGGTCTGTATTGCCGCGATTCCACCCATCGGTGAGAATACCTTTGATGAGTTCAACAGATTCAAGGGCCAATCAAATCACTCCCCACACTTGATTGTGCGCGAGCCTGTATCTTAGCCATGTTAACTATTGCTTTGTATTCGGGGCTTGATTTATCCATCACCTTTCCGTTCGCGTCAATCAACTTTCCGTCACTAACTGATGCGTCATAGGTAGAGGCACACGCATCAAGGAAAACATACCCTTCATCACTGAATACGCTATTCTCACGCGCTTTCATGACAGGCTCTATCATAGCCTTAGCGATAGCCTTCTTGATTGCTTCTTTCATATTATCACCGGGGCATTCTTTGGACATGTGGGTCTTTTCCAAACTGATTATGTCCTTCGTCTTGATTCATATACATGCTTGTGTCGCGCTTTGCTCGGTCGCGAGCGAAGTCGTGATGTTCTTGCATAGTTTCTCCGCCAACTTTTTCTTGCCTAAATGAAGGACTTGTTTTTAGATTTTGACGGAATCGTGATGCGTTATCATCGTAAGTGGAATCGGCTACAATTGCATCGGGGTATTCTTCTTGAAGGTTGTAATCTATACTATCTTGTAAAGCGCGTGCATATTGAGCGTAGTTCATTACCGCGGGAGGAACGGTTCGTCCTTCGGAGTCAGTCATATCGGGGTTCGCCTTCAAAAATATCCATGCTTCATTCATTGGGTTCATATTATCACAACACCGTCATTACTTCTGTGTAGCGCGGTAGTGTTTCAGCCACTTGCGCTTTGAATAGTTGATACTTGCTACCCAAGTCCACATTCTGTGTTCCTTCGGGTAGTAGCACGCTTCGGTCGTCGGACAGTATCAAGTCCATCGCGACCAATTTGGTGCATATATCTTCAATCGCTTTCTCAACATATCGCTCACCATAGACATACGATGCCTTGACTGCGTTCCATGAGAAATAAGGGTATGAGTTGTTGAAGTAAATGATACCCATATCGTAGTCAGCCCACCAATCGCGAAGACGAGCCTCGTCACCTGTGGTTGTTCCGACATAATCAATCTTGAATTTCTTTTGAAGAAGTGTTGCACCGTTGGTTGCCGCCGCACTAATGTCACCTACGAGGTCAACTACACCGTTGAGTGTAGTTCCTGTGATGCTGGTGTAGTATCCGTGTGTTGCACCAATACTGATGATGCCGTATGGTGCAAGACCTGTGACATCGTTGAGAACGATAGTGGTGGCTGTGGATGATGACACCGTTTTACTTGTGTCAGTTGCCCCTGTAAATGTGACACCGGATGATGTGCAAGCGTAGGTTGCGTTCTCACCTGCTTCACCACGACGCATAGAAGTAATTTTAATTTGACCGCCACCGTAATCAGCGTTCGCGGAAGCCATGAACTCATGATGAACATTGGCTGTAATCGTCCCATCAGCCTCGGTGACATCTTCAAACTCAAAAGATGGACTGAACGGTGTTGCACTCTTGGCTTTGCGCGCATCCATGTTGATGAGGTCTGCGAGTTGTTGCGCTGTGCTTACATTATCAAACTGCGCGCGGAACTTCGATGAGCCATCACCTGCTGTGAGTGTTGCAACACCACCCCCACCGGGACATAGGAACACTTTGTCAGTATCAGCCGTTATTTGAGTAAAGTCTTCAATCTTCAATCGTATTTCAGCCGCGGCTATCTCGCGATAATCAGCACCTTGCCATATCTCAAGTCGAAGAATGTGTTGCACATTGCGGAATAGCAATGGTGTAGTCCCAACATAATCGGTATAGTATCTGCGTCGGTATGGTTTGTATGTGTCAAAGTTGATGTATTCTGCGGTCTGCAACATAGGTCGCCACGCGTTGTTTGTTAGGTTGTCAATCTTGTCTTGTGTTCGCAAGATGAGAGTTTCAACTTGCGCTTTAGTCACACCCTTTCGCTTACCGTTGGTGAATGATTGAAGATTCTGCACTTGCGCGTTATCCGCTGTGGTATAATCACCCGTCAAAACCCCCGTAAAAGAAAGACGCACATTGCCGGAAGCGCGAGTAATTGCTGTAATAGTTCGCTCTTCGCCCATTTCAGTATCGCTGGTGATTTCAATTTTATCACCTACTTCAAAACCAACCAGTCGGTAGTCTGCGGGGGAAATGTCAACATCTGTGCCACCATCTTCTGCGGCCAAATAAACAGGGTCGGGGAATGGTATTTGAAGAATGTCTGCTACTTTCTGTGCAGATGTGTAGTAAAGCCTATCGGGGAATAAAGGTCGTCCTTCGCGTTCACCTGTTTGAAAAACCGTAGGCATACATCATCGCCTCATTTTCCCGTATTTTGCCTCATGTGCATCGCGCAACGCTTTGTAATGTGGTGAATTAACTCGTCCTTGTTTCTTTGCTCTCCTCACCGCCGCCGCTGAATCTTTTTGTTCTTGGATGGCCGCGAGCGGGTCAACATAATCTTGTTGAATTTTAGGTGTCATCACAGGTTTAGATTCACGCGCTTGTTGTTCAGCGGCGTTCCCTGCTTCGTATGCTTGACGCAACTGGTCTGCCATATATCCGTCACCGGATTGAACTAACTCTTCCAACCTTTGCTCTTGTTCCGCAGTCAACTCTTTGAGTAATATCCATGCTTTTTCCATAGGATTCATCAAATCACCTCTTCGGTTTTAGCGAGATTGTAGTCCATTGGCTTCTTACACGCTCCGCATCGTTCAAGATAACAGAAATGCAACATGCCACAGAACTTACAGCGAGTGCCAGCACCGATGTTGACAATATCTCGGATATTGCGCGTCTTCATGTTTTGACGCTTAACAACACCTTTCAACTTGTCGCGCTCATCGGTCTTGACCATTGACTCTTCGGCTTTACGCCAGCCTTGTTTTTCAAGCCGTTGCAGTTCGTGTAAGTCCATAGTATCACCTTCAAGCGGTGACAACTACAACATACAAATTACCTTGCATGGTATATGATGTCACGCCTTCGACGGTCTTGCCGGAAGTGTGAGCATCAAGCACCAATTGAACGCCAGTTGCACCTGCTGTGTCACACGCTTGTTCGGGCGTGAACTCAAACACTGTGGTATCGGACAAGGTGAATCACCTTATCTCTTACCGACTGCGAATAATTTTCCACCTGCGGCTACACCGGGGTCAGCATGGACTACGGTAGTTCCGTTGATAGCGGATTCAACTGGCGCGGCGGAACCCGAAATAGGGGAAACGCTCGCCATAAGTATTTCACTCATGAACGCGCTAAGGTCTGTGCTTGTATCACCATTCGCGACTGTGCCTGTAATCACAATCAAGTCACCAATCGTATGCGGTCTGTTATCACTTGTAAATGCCATAATCATTCATCTCCTGTTGTTTGTGCTTCTTCGCCTTCGGTTATAGACTCTTCGGGTGGATTGAGATGTGTTTCAATCGCCGCGAGCAACTTGGCTTTAGTGGATAACGCGGAGTATTGAATACCCTTGTCACCCATCCAAGACATAATATCGCCCTTTGTCCAGCCCATATCGGGTCTTGAGTTATCAGTCAATTCCGTTGTTTCATCAGTGAAGGAGTGTCCATCAATCAAAAACTCCGGTCCATCAACCGAAGCGCGGTTAGCATCAAGCCAAGAGGCTGTGACTTCAACCGGCTTACCCCAAATCCACCAACCTAAGCGACCCATGTTTGCGCCTGTTTTACGCGAGCCTTTGTAGGTTATAGTAGGCAGAAGAATCACCTCAAGCCAATAGTAGTAGTAGTGTGACAGACTCGGTTGTTCCCGATGTGTTTGTCAAGACCAAAGGAGTTCTCTTGTGCAAAGCCGCGTTGTCGTTCATTTGAACGGTTGCGTTTGCCGCGAGAGTGATTGATGTTGCACCAACAGCGGTTAGTGTTCCAACAATTGCTCCTTCTGCATCAAGGACGAAATCACCAACACTAAATTGTGTTGTCGCGTCAACTGTATCAACTGCTACGGTGGCCTCACTTGTTAAAAAGTGTGAACCGTCATTGATTAGAACTCCACTTGCGGCGTGTTGGGATAGACCCGGAGCCGCATTGGATTCAGCCCATTGACATGATGCGTGCATAATTTCACTGCATTGACCGGATAGGGTCAAAGTTGCATTGTCTGTCGCGGTTGACCAATGAACAACAACCAATCGTGGGTTGAATTTGTTTGTTCCGTCAGTCTGTCGCGGCTCGAAAGAAGTCAATGCACCCGGATAGGTTGAACCCAACCATCCTGTTTCATCTTGGTCAACTCCGCCTTGAAGTGGTAAGTCCAATAGGACATCAACGCCACCTGCGCTACTTGTATATGTTATTCCTCTATGTGTTTTTGCTACCATATTTAATCATCTCCTCATTGTAGGTCACGAATAGAGCCACTTGCACCAAAGAAAGAACACCACATCTCACCCATAGTTCGATAGAGTCCTTCTTGTCCAAGACGGTTAATCGCGAATGGGTCGCCGGTTTCGATACCGGATTCATAGTATTGTGTCGGGATTGCGGTTTGGAACCACAGGTAATCCGTGTCAAGATAATACATACGAGATAGAGAACCTGCTCCATCTTGTGGCATATCCTTTGTTGGAATCATTGGGACACCGTTGTAGGTTGCGACGATGAAACCAGCCTCAAGACCGGGAACACCTTTCACACCGTTGTAGGTAGGAGTGACACGCTTGCTGTCCATGAATCTTTGTTGGGATTGTAGCAACTGTTGAACTCTCATTAGAGTATCATATCCAGTTAGCATAACCTTCGGATTACCACCGCGAGTCCATAGTTGCTGGAACAATCCATCAAGTTGATTCAAAGAAAGGTTTCTGTTAGTTGAACTTGAAGCCGCAACATCAACTTCTGCGCTGTGGAAATCTGCACTTCCGTCGCGGGTAATAGAGTAAATGTCGTGGTCAGTAGTTGCGCTTACATGGCCTGTTCCTGTGGTCATCTTGTCCGGGTCGGAGGTAAGACGGTCAAGGGATTCAAAGTCGTTGCCAACTGGTGTGTCAACATCTTCAAGCATCATTCGGTTGATATGTTCAGCGTGGTGCTTACCCATCTCTTCCTTTAGAACTTGGCGAACATCGCCCAATCCGTCGTCCTTGTCGGACAAGAACATGCTAACTTCCGATAGGTCGAAAGTGTGCGCGACGGTCTTTGGCTTTGCGGCAACATGTAGGAACTCCGGTCGGCTTGTGTCCGGTAGAGTTCCGTTTTCTGCAATTCCGCCACCTTTGGTAAAGTCAGCGCGACCAGTAAGGATACGCCATCCACTTCTTTCCCACGGTTTCTTAGGAAGGATAGAAAACGCGTTGAACTCTTGGTTCAACTGTGACCATACTTTTCGTCCGTAAATCGCTTGGTATGTTCCAGCGGTGGTTGACATCAAAGGCGCGTCTGCCTTGAGAATGTCACCTGCACCGTAGGTGTAGCCGGTTTGGGATGCGCCACCGTAATAGTATCGCTCCATGTCTTGCACTGTTCTTACATAATTTCTTGCCATCAATAATCGCCTCCTGTCAACGCTTTACCAGCAAGTCGGTGAACATCGTCCCACGACATGTCTGCAAGTTCGGCGGTTTCGGGAATAGTGACAGTTGCTCGGTCAGCGGACTTTGCAATTGTGCTTGAAACAGTTGAAACATTGTCGATGCGCTCATTGAGTGCGATGACTGCTTTTTGTAGTTCAACCATTGGTCCGCGAGAATCGAAGTTAGCCTTTGCGACTGCATCTGCTTCTTGCTTCTGTTCTTTTAGGAACCTTTGTGTGAATTGGTTGTTAAGGTCGGACTTGAACTGTTGTTCTTGTGCCGCGGCCTTGAACACTTCGTAAGCGGCTTCAACTTCGCTGGATGAAACATTTGAAGCGTTTAGGTAATCACCCTTAATGACATTCTTGTTTCCGCTTGGTGCGGCTCCCATGTCCATCTTAGGTCGCTTGCCGGAATCTTCTTCGCCAGCACCTTCAAGGGAACCTTGTCCGCGGTGGTCGAAGCCGGATTCACCCGGTCCGTAGCCTTTGTTAAAGTGGTCGCGAGCCGCGCTTGGGTCAAACCCTGCGCTTTTCACGGTTGACTCTAACCAAGTCAAATAGTCTGTCGTAATCATATCTTCTGCTTTGTCCATTTTATCATCGTCCTTGTCTTCTTTTTTGTCGTCGGAATACATCATGTCCTCGTCTTCATCGTCCTCGTCGTCCATTGCGGGTTTCTTGTCCTTTCGTGCTTCCACCATAGGTTCTTTCTTGTCGCCGTCGTCGTCAAGGTCTTTAATGTCGGGCATAAAGCCCTTTTCTTTATCTTCTTCCTTATCCTTATCGTCAAGTTTCTTAGACAATCTCTCAAGGACACTTTGCAGTTCGCTCATTGGGTTGGTCATATCATCATTTCCTGTGTCTTCCTTGAGGATGCGAAATTGCGCTTCGGGGTTAATACCTTTCTCGCAAATTGTGACCTCATGGAGTTCCATACGACGAATTTCGCGGTAATCCCCGCGTGTTTGGTCGCTCTTATTGACTCTCTCAAAGGCTTGACCGCCAATTGAGAAAGACCGTAGGTTGCCCTTACGGATTTCGGATGCAACTTCGCGGGCTTTTTCAATGTCCCCGCGTAGTTTAATGACTACGAACATTCCTGTATCGTCAACTTCGGATTTCCAAAGACGACCACTTGAATCAGTGTAAGAAGGAATAACTGTTCCTACTTGAATGTTAGAGTGTGCGAGTTGAACATTGCGAAATCCTTCTGCTTTCATGAACCCGCTAAATGCATCTTTTAGTGCTGAACGGGTGATAAGGTCGCCTTGCTTGTCAACCATTTCAACGGACGCGTATCCAGCAACAACAAGGTCATCACCAATACCCTTCAAAATGACAGGGTTAGAGGTCGAAGACGGGGCCGCGAGAATCGCCATTGCAACCCAACTCTAACTCATGGTATATCAATAGAACCCTTGTCAATCGCGATGACACCATCGTCTTCAAGACTCGCAGTTTCTCCTTGACTTGTCCGCAGTTTCTTGGTTTTCTTCTTAGTTGCTGGCTTCAACTCATCATCTCTTCGCGCTTGAGGGTCAAAATCGGGCATGGTGTCATCGCGGATATTTTCAGTAGGTCCTCGCGGTGAGTGGTCGAGGCTTGCATATCCTATGCCAAGACCTTGAACACCTGTGCTGGTAATCTTCTCTTTAGTAAGATGTTCCAATCCGCGCTCCATCAATTCAAGTCCACGCTTGATAACCTCCTCCTCCTCTTCAAGAACCTTCTTTGGTTTCTTACTATGACCTGCTGGGGGTTCGGGTTTGACTTCATCGTATTCGGGTTCTTCGGACTCTTCTCTCTTTAGCAACCAAATGGCTTTAGCCTCCCAATACGCTTCTTGGTCGTTGGCTAATTTAACAAGATAGTCATTGCCCCATATAGAAGATTGAGGTTCGACAAACCAAAACCCTTCTTCTTTGTGCGTTTTGCAAATAACTTCATCGTCAAACGCGGGGAATAAGATTGTGATTTTACCCTTCTTCATATTGACTTGTTGAGGAATGTGGTGGTCGCCAGCCAATATAGCAAGTGTTTCAACACTGTTTGCGGCGAGTGGTTCAGCGTCGGTTAACTTGGCTGAACGGATACGATATACTGGATGTTCGCTCTTAGATGCGCTCACACCTGTGCATCGAACCGTAGCGAAGTCACCAACATTGAAACCGCGTGGACCTTTCGCGCTTCCTACATTCATGTAGTGTTCTTCACCAACTTGCTGTGCGCGCTTACCATAGTGTTCGGGGTTCATGAGTGGTCCAACACCAATAGTGTAGTTTTTACCAGCACGCGAAAGTATGATGACATCAACCATTTTTTCTTTACTTAACAGCACCCACTTGGGGTGGCGAGGTTCACCTTTCATGTATGTAGCGTTAGCATCGCGCAAAAGAATATCCATGTTGTTTTCATTTTGCAATCCATCAACTGCTACGGATAATCCTTCATCGTCACTACGCTTGGTGTTGATTGGTTCGGGCATTTTGATATGTTCGCTTGATTCGTATTGAGCGCGAAGATGACGAATGCGGTCTTTCGTTGGCATATTATGTGTATCTTCGTCTGCTGTTTTTAACAAATCAATGACAGTCATTATCCCGTCATGAAGTATAGCGTGAACCACGAAATCTTTGTCATGCACCCTGTTGACTTCTTCATTGAATACATCATCCAACTTGATTTCACCATCAGCACCGTAAGCAGTTATCTTTTTACCTTTCTTTGTCGCGATGATATGTTCCCCTTGAGGATACAAAGTGATGACCCAATCACCAACAAATCCGCGCAAATGCTTCAAGTCTTCTAAATCAAAGATGCGATGCATAAACTTGACTGGTTGTGGTTTCCCATCGTCTTTGATGATGAGTGTGTCATCAAGCGCGACATCAAGAAGATGTGAAGAGTGAGCGAAGAGTGAGGGGTCTGTGGATTGGATTACTCCCGGTGTCAATGGCATGTCCGGTTGCATAGCCATTGTTTGATTGATGGCTTGACCTACACGCGTATTTGGGTTTGGTTCGTTATCGGAGTGTTGATAGCCAGCCATGTAAGTTTTCGTAGTTGAAGGGTCGAGAGGTTTGAGTGCAGGGTTAACGCGCCTCATCATGTTATGTGAAAACACCATCTGTTGTGGTGAAGGAGAATTATACACATGGTTGTCGTTGTCTTCAAAATACAAATTGCT